AAAGCAATATAACCGTAGGTTGTGGGACCCCTTTGTACATATGTAAATTAATAATTAAAAAATTTTTGGATTTTAGAAATCGTTTGGGACCCCTGGCCCGTTAGGGCCAGGGGGAGAGAGTTAGTCTAGTAAGACCGTGTATTGTTTTGGAAAGTATTTAATAAACCAATCTAAACCTTTCCTGTGGTCATCCCATTGTTTTAACATCTCAGAGCCCATGATTACATCATAGACAGCAACAGCAAACGCAGGGAGTTTTGTTTTTTCTCCATTAAACCTGTTGGAGATTTCTTCTTCAGCTGTTGGGTCTTCAGGTAAAGACACAGCGAAAGGAAGTTTGTATACCTTGTTATTGTATTTTATTTCTTTCATATCTTGGATAATATAGGATAAGTCAATCATTGTCAACTGATTTAATTATTGTTCTTGTTGCCATATATGGTACTCGTCTTGTTGCCCCATTATCATCACTATTCCAATCATATCTACTACTTTCATACTTTTCTTTTACAACCTTGATCGGTGTTTCAAGAGCCTCGCGCCTTGGCGCTAGTGCAACTATTCTATCTCTATGCTCATTCATAAAATCCATTAAACATCGCTGATTACAAAAATAAGCAAATATACTTTGTCTGATATATTCACTATCAACTTTTATTTTAATAGTTCTTAAAACTTTATTGTCGCCTGAGCCTCGCACTCTTGATGTTGTGTGATTAGTATGGCAACTCGGACCGTGGCACCAGTTATAATTATTCATTTTTAGGTAACCCCCCAAACATAATTGTAACACCACCAAACAAAAGTAATACTGAAATTACATAATGCGATGAATGTAATGTTACAACAAAAGCTAAAAATGTTAGTAGAAATCCTACTAATAACATTGTTAATCTAAAAAAGATTTCCATTAGTACCTCACTTTCCAACTTGTAGTTGCAGTTCTATATCCGTGTGCGTCTAAATCATAATATACATAATAAGGCACGCCTTTTTTAGATGTACCATATCTGCTTTTTTCGTCGTGCTTTCCTTGTCTTGTTATATGTTTCTTATCCTTGTTTGAATAGTAAACTATATAAAATGTTTTGTTTTTTTCCATATTATCCTCTTTCTGTTATGGGATAATCTTATAGGATTATCCCATAGATGTCAATAGTTAATTTACACTTTGTTGTTTTTCGTACAATATCCTTTCTGCTATTTTTTCTGCTCTTGTTTTTTCTTTCTTGTTCTTCATACCTTTAATCCTATCTGCTAAATTTTTAGGATTGTAGATAGTAAGTCCTGTGCTATTAGTTCTGATTATTTCTGCGTCAGTAATATTTAATCCAAGTTCAGTACAAAGTTCCAATGCCTCGTCTAAATATTTATAACCTTTTAGACCAAGTTTAATTTCTTTCATCTGTTCTAAAATAGATGAAATCCATTTTTGGTGTGCAATAACAAATTGTCCTTTTTGTTTTTTCCAATCTTGCAACATCATAAACTCTTGTTCAGTACAAGCTATTGATCTATCTCTACAATAATCTCTACCAATTAAATCTAATTGATATTTTTCATTCCACTCTTTGCCATAACCTTTGTCATCATTACCAAGATATTTATTATTGTTGTCAGTATATTTTGTTTTATGTGGGTTGTGGTCTTTACCCTCTTGTTCAATCAAAATATCAGGGTTGCAATCTTCCTGTGCTTTTAATTCATCACGAAACAAAGCATAACCATAACCATTGTCATCACGACTATAAGATGAATTGTTGTCAGTATCTATTGAACCATTTAAACGAAAGTCAAAATGTTTTTCAATAGCTTTTGTTTCAGTAATAGGATTGTTGTCATAATCTCTACCCTCAACTTCACCCATATAATGAAAATGAAAACAACTGTCTTTTGCAATCGTACTTACATTTTCAAACTTATCTTGTAGGTATCTTGCTTTAGCAACATCATCATCAGTATAATGTCGCCTTACTATTGTTTCAGCAACTTTCCACGCATTGTCGTTTATGTCAATCTGATTTGCTTTTAGTTCGTCATACTTTTGTTTTTCTACTGTGTCCTCTTGTTCCAAGTGTACTCGCATACGATTTGCGATTTTATTTCTGTACTCTTGGTTTAGTCTTATTCTACTCATTGTTTTTTTCCTTTCTATTTAGTCTTGTTTCAATATTATCATAATACCCTTTATCTAAAAGATATTTGTATAAATTTTTACAAGTTTTAGGTGCTTTCTTATCATTGATAAAATTAAGCACTGCTTTAGCAAAAGAAGTAAAACCCGTCACTCTAGGATTAGTCATTAATCTTCCTGTTAGGGCTTGTCTTTCAAGTGCTTGTAAAAGTAGTTCTTGTTGAAATGAATAACCACTTTCCATTGTTGTATCTGCTAGTTTCATATTTGCCTTTCTGTTTATTTGCATTGATTTGTTTTTAACACTTGACAATAGGATAGTCAAGTATTATATTGGATTAATCAGATTTTAGAAGAATTAGCTATACACCCTAATCTCTGATTGGGACAACTTCTGGTTGTAGTGCAAAGTAGATTGAAAGAGATCCAAACGCTCGTACAACTAGAACTGATCCCTGGTCCTTGGTACCGGCGCGACGGTCCAACTAACCCAAGGACCTGGGATCAGAACTAGTATAGGGCGCCTGCTTCGGTGGGCTATATTCTAGGTCGCGATTGCTGTAAGTGATGGTCCGGTAAGGTTGCAAACTGAAAGGCCCGCCTATTAGCCACTAGTACTGATCCCTGGTCCTATTAGTGCTTCGGTCTATAGATCCGATTGTGTGAAGAGGACCTGGGATCAGGCGTCAAGCTGCAAGCTTGACAGCTGGTCCTGGATATGATAGGATAGATTTATCACCCGTTTGCTGGTGTCCGGTGTAAAACTCAAACCAGCAAAACAAAGAAAGGAATTTATGAAAGGTGGATCTGAGAGTATTAGAGTTTTAATAAATCATTGGCGCTGGCTGGAGGCCAACGGCTACAAGCAACAAGCCGCAAGCTGCAAGCGCCAAGCTTCAAGCTTGACAAGATTACATTATAATGATATCCAGGAGATTAAAGGAGAAAGATATGCTAAAAAAAGAAGCAAGACAAATAACAGGCGGTCTTAGTAAACCGTCCAAGATGCCAGGACCTGCGCATAACCTGCCGGCCTGGAGATGTATAACTGGCGTGAAGCTGCAAGCTGTAAAAAATTCTGTTTGCGCTGGCTGTTATGCAATGAAGGGGCGATATAGATTCAACAATGTTAAGGCAGCTCTAGACCGGAGGCTTCAGGCGCTCGAACATCCGCGATGGGTGGACGCCATGGTAACACTGATCACAGGTGAACCCTGGTTCAGGTGGCATGACTCCGGCGACATCCAGAGCTTGAAACATTTAGAAAATATATTTGAAGTTTGTAAGAGAACACCAGAGACCAGGCACTGGCTGCCAACACGTGAAGCAAAATTTTTAAGAGACATAAACCCTGAAGCAGTTCCACAAAATTTAATTATTCGTATGTCCTCGCATATGATAAACCAGGGACCAGTGAAGAGCTGGCCGTGGACCTCGACTGTTGTCACAGATGGCAATCACAGCTGCCCCGCTTCTAAGCAAAATAATGAATGCAAGGATTGCCGGGCATGCTGGGACAGGTCGACAGCAAATATAAGTTATGGTAAACACTAGCATGTTTAGGCATCCAAAATATTATAAAGAATTACGTAAGCGTAATAATTCGGATCAGGCAATTAGCGGTAAAAACTCGACGGAGTGTAAAACGCGTTCGCCTGGTCCGGGCCTCAAGCCGCAAGCTACAAGCTCTCAAGCTTCAAGCGACAAGCTGCAAGCCCCAAGCAACAAGCGTCAAGCTCCAAGCCGCAAGCGACAAGCTCCCTAATTCTCGAGCCCTCATAAAGTCTCAAGCCACAAGCATCAGGGGTCTTGATGCAGATGAAAGTATTGATCGGATGTTTCACGTGAAATGCAATTTGGTGTGGTGAGAACCTTACTTTTTTACTCTTCGTTACTTTAAATTCAATAGTGAAAAAAACATTATTTTTATTGTATGCCAATACATCTGGCGTACCTAAACTACTGGTATTTTCTATTCTTGTGTAAGAAATATTGGGTGTATTTTTTTTAAAATAATTATAGAATTTAGCTTCTGGTCCCATAGTTTATTTAAAGTAAATTATGCTTACAGTTTTTTCTTAATACTACCCATTTGCCAACTCTGTGTAGTGGATAATTCTATTACGAGTCGGTGACTTTCTCGTGCACCAATAATATTATTTTCAAATAAACTTATTGATAAAATATCAAACTGTCCATCAGGAGATCGAAACTCACCTTGAGGTAATTTAACAACCACCCTTGCATCTTGACATGTTGGGGATTTTAAGAAGTTGTCTAACTGTTTAGCTAGTTCTTTCGCATTTATCATGTGTTGACTTTTACTTAACATTACTCTAAATGTCAAGTATGGCAGGAGTACCAAAAAGACTTACAGAAATGCAAATGAAATTTGCACAATTATTAGTAACAAACGAAGGTAGAAAGACACCGACAGAATGTGCGATTGAAGCAGGTTATGATAAAGATTCTGCATATGTTAGAGCATCTGAATTACGTAATCCAAAAAAATATCCACTGGTTGTTAAATATATTGGAGAGATACGAGAAGAGTATCAACAAAAATATGAAGTAACTTATGGTAGACACATATCAGAGTTAGCAAAGATTAGAGATGCAGCTTTGAAAAAGGGTGCGTTCTCAGCAGCAGGTAATGTTGAACACATGAGAGGTAAGGCAGCTGGTCTATATGTAGAGCAAAAAATAATTAGAACAGGTAAGTTAGATGACATGTCTAAGGAAGAAATGGAAAAAGAATTAAAAAGTATTATTGATGAATACTCACCACTATTAGAAGATGTTAAGGTAGAAGATATTAAAAAAAATATTGAGAATAAAAGATTACCAAGAGTTAAGAAAGTTTAATTACTTTTCATTTATCTTTTCCATCTTAACTATACAACCTTTTGGAAATACATTTCTATCGCTAAATAATTCATCGTTTTGTTCGTAACTTGCAAACGTTCTAACATTCTTATTATCTTTGTTAAGTAAGTATGCGTGAGTAATCATTACAGATGGCATAAAACCAAGTGATGTATGTAAATCTGCATGCCCGGCATCCCCGGTAATGTCCAACCACGTAATTTTATAAAAATAATATCTTTTCTTCTTGATGACTACAGATTTGTATTTAGATTTTTTAGGTCTTCTAGGCATAAGGATTATATATCAGACCCCTATAGGTTTTCCAGAATTATTAAGTCCAATTTGGAATCCCAAATGTCCTCGCGGCCCCTATCTAAACGATAATCCTGGATAATACATATAATATCCATTGCTCTAAAACCATTGGTATTACTTGCTGATCACCTCAACCCCAGATCA